TACTTTATATATATCAACTATTTTGACTGTCCAGTCTTCTAAATCTATATCGTTAGGAGTTTCGGTAACTTGGATATATTTTGACGCGTTATTTGGCAGCAATTGAACCCCTTTAAATATACATTGCGTGTTTATTTGGCTGTTCTTAAAATAGAAAGCCTCGTCTTTTGTTCGAAATAAATTTATAAAGGGTTTAATCGCCATTTTACTCCTGATTCACATCGTTAGTTAAAGCAAATATACAAAAAAAACCTATCTAAATAAATAAATAGGTTTTAATTTAAATGCTATATAATTTACTTACACAATTGTAAGTGCTGTATTCTTTTTCCTTTTACGAACTGAAATACTTTTTTAAATCTATCAAAAGTCAATACTCCAGTCCTAACTATTAGCATAGAAAATCCTTGAGTATTATTTCCTTGTCTAAACTTATTTTCTCTTTTTTTTCCAGTGTCTTGTAAATAAGGATTTTGTTTTGTGATAGGATTTACTAAAATTCCATCTACGTACTGTTTTTTGTATGGTATGTTCATAATAATAAAATAACCCAAGTCACTCGCTACAAATGAAATGGGCTTTAAGTTGTTAATGTAGCGAACAACAAATATAATCAATTTTATAACAATTTTAACCAACTATCTAAAATTTCCTTTGTTTCTGCAAAAGCACCGTTAACAGATACTTCCATCCAGTAAATTCCATTATAAAGTCGGTAACGGTTTTCATCAAATAAATATACTTTTTCGTCTTTTATTTCATACTGTAAATCCTGTAATCTGGTTTCATTATTGATTAAAATATAGTCAAATTCAGTCAAAATAGTCATCGATGACGGTTCAAATTTTTCTTCCGCTTTTATAATTAATTTCTTTTCAAGTAATGAGTATTCAATATCGATGGGATAAATTTTTATAACCTGTTCGTTATTATCAATAGTTCTGATAAAACCACGCTCTGAACGTATGGCGTTTTGTAAAGTAATAAAATCCTCAAATTCTACATTTGCAAAAATAATATCATTGTATAACATTGGTGATAAAATAGGATTACCCGGTACTATATCGGCTTTCTCGGTTAATTTCACACTATTATATTTTGCCGTGTAATCTCCATTATTTTTATACCAAGTATTTTTTAATGGTTTGTTTTTCCAATACAAATTACAACTAGCGATGTATGACTGCCAATAATTGTAAATGTTTCTTTTAATCGAATAACGTCTATTACTATAACTTTCTGATGCGTTTAAATTTTCAGTTTCTGTAAATCCTTGATTTGTATAATTAGTAAACGGTACAAAAGATTGAGATAAAGTATATTTATATTTTGTCAAACGAGTCCCATTACCAGCTGTAGACGTAATGCCTAAAATACGATTCAATTCTAAAACGTTTTGACTAACTGAAAATATAGAATAAGTACCGGCATTTATATCTGGAGTTTGAATGTAAAAATAACTTCCAACCTGCATTCCTAACGAATTAAAATTAATTGAACCGTCATTTGTTAACGTAAGCAAAAACGTAGAATTATTATAAGTATGTTGCATTTCTGTAACCTCTATAAATTCATTATCAAAAGTAGTATTTATAGAATCAATGCAAAATATAGTATCGTCGTCCTGACTAGCCGTATTTTCTTTTATTTCAATTGCCTTTTTTCGTGTTGCTTCAATTAAAAATGCGTCACGCGTCCAATCTACTTCAACCTCTTTTTTATTCTCAACTGATTTATTGAAAAATACAAATTTGCTTTCTCCGTGAATAGTATCCGAGCTGTTTATTTCCTCATTTTCTTTCTGTGATTGATAATTTGAGTATTTAAATCCAAATTCATTTACCATAAATCTAGGATTAAAAGTCTTATTCATTTCTGAAAATTGCGTATTATTAAAGAAGCCGCTTTCAGTATTTGTGTAAAAGTCTGATTCAATGCCAAAGAAAACTTTTCCATCTGATCCGATTTCATAATCTCCGTTCATTTCAGTAATAGATTTCTCAATGTCCTCCAAACTAACGTAAAAAGGCTTATTTATAATTCCTCTTAATAAGTTACCATTAACTAATCTATTGTCGTAAAATTGTCCTAAACTTTCAAAATGTGGTGCATTTATTTGTAATCCAGAATTTGATTTTATAATTTGTTTAATTACGTCAACTAAACGTAATGATTTTGAAACTGAATTGTAAGCGGTGCTTTCGGCTGTTACTTGAATGTTCATACCGGATATATTCGTAAAACATTCAAATCTTTGAATTAAATTACCTATAACGTTTGTATGTGACTGTCTAACTTTTAAATCAAATTGAATCCAAACAGAATCACCTCTATTTAAAGAAGCAATATTGTAGAAAAAATTACCTGAAAAATCATACGTTTGATGTTCGGTTTTATACGCGTTCAATAATGTATGTTTTACAGCATTGGCAAAACTAGATCCGTAATAAATATTAAAATTGAAATCAACATATCCCTCACCCCCATTGTCTACATCAGTTTCAAGATGTATTAATACGTCTTTAATGTTTATATTTATATCTTTTAATGCATTTTTAGCCGTTAAAAATGTAAAATTAGATGTAGTAAATGGATTTACTTGTTGTATTTCTTTTGACTGGAAAAAACTTAAAGTATCTTCTATTCCGCTTTTAATTATATTTTGGCATGGGTTTACTTGTGCATAAACCGTTATTGGTTGTGAGTTTGCGGCTGCTATATTTTCACTGAATAATTCAGTTTGAGTCCATTCACTAGCCTGTACAACTGGTTTTGCTAATAATAACATATTTTCAGGAACTAGCCCTCCAATATAATTTCCATCTAAATCAACATCGCTTAAAACGTCAACTTTTATTGGCGTTCTTCTTTTTATAATTTGCAAACTTCCATTTTGAATGCCTTTGCATTTAAATTTAGTTAAGTCATCAGTTTCAGCAGTTGCAAAATCTAAATCACAATTGTATTTATTATTTTCGTCAACTTCAATAGTCAAAACTACAACAGACTCAAAGCCAAATTTTCTATGATAATAAAGCAATTGTTTTAATTCGTGATTACGCATATTTGTAAACTCGAACTGAATTTCATTACCTGAGAAACTAATATCACGACCCATTTTATTAGGCTTTTGATTTAACGAGAAATTAATATCACTTGTTCCAAACGGTTCGTCTATAACTTTTAATCCGTAATTATCTGACTTAAAATTTAATGTGAATTTCATAATTTATACTTTAAAACCTATTCCAGATACTCTATTTGCATTTTTCTTTGTTCTATTTCCATTCTTTTCACTCCAACTTGAAAAACCATTTTTATCAAAAGTAGTGTTATTAGTTTGGATTTTAGCAAAATGTTTGCCTATAATATAATCCATTTCTGGTGCTGTCATACCGTTACTATTTGATATTTTAGGCATCGATATGCCTTTACTATTTAACATATAATTCAAGTCATCGTTAAACAACATTTGTTTAGTTTCACTAGCCGTATAAACTTTGTCGCCTTGTTCCATAATTGTTAAACGCGCACCCTTGTTGTCTCCAAAATCTTTAATATTTCCATGTTTATCTGTGTGAAGTTCCGCGCCTCTTTCATTTGTATAAGCAAATCCAGCGTTTGCGCTATCTGTTCCGGTCCAATATTCAGGTATTTTTTGAGAGGCAACTAAAGCAATTTGAGCCGCTCCGAAAGCTCCTAATATTAAAGCCGTTGGAAGTCCTGCAAATCCCGTTTTACCAAGTGTTGCCATGATTGCCTGAGCTGTATCAATAGCTATATTAAATATAGCTTGTCTTTGCTTTGCTTTGTTTTCTCGGTTGGCTATTTCTTTACGTTTCTTTTCGTAATCTTCTTCAATTTTTGCTTTTGCTTCGGCACTGTCTCCGGCAAACTTTAAAGAAATATCTTTTTGACTTTCCAAACGAGCGTACTCATTTTTAAAATTCATTTCGCTAAAATCAGCTATAATGTCGCCAGCTTGTTGTGCGCTTTCTGCAATTTCATTAAACGTATCTTTCCAGTCGTTTTTTAGTTTTGTATGTGCTGTTGAATTAGGCTTTACAAAGTTATCTGGCAAAACATTTCCAGCCGTTGGAACTGCATTTAATTGTTTTTTAAGTTCTAATAATAATTTTAATTGTTCGTTTATAGCCGGTAATTCAGCTTCATTTGCTATTATTTTTTCAGTGGTTAAGCGGTTTATTTCTGCGTTTATTTCCTCTATGATTGTTCCAACTGGTTTAATGTAGCTTTCTAAATGTTCTAAATCGTCTCTTTTTGCTTTGGCTTGTGCTGCTTTTTTAACCGATTCTTTTTTAGTATCGCCAAATAAATTAAAGTCAAAATCTTGAGCAATCTTAGAAGCGTCTTGTTGAAACTTCTTAGCAATGTTTATGCTTTGTTGTGCTGCATCTGTACTTATTTTAATTTCTTCGGCTTTATTTTTCTTTTGAGCTTCGATATTTTTCTTAGCAACTCTGGCTGCGGCCGTTGGATCATATCCGGGTGCTGTACTTCCCACTGAAACACCGACATCCGCGCTTTGTTCTGCAAACTCTTTTAATGATTTTAAACGGCTTTTTTCTGCTTCTAGTGATTGCTTAGCAGCTTCTTCTAATGCTAAATTTGCAGCCGCTTTATATAAAGTCATTTTTATATAAGCGTCTCCATTAGCTGTTAATTCTTTTTCAGCATCATCTAAATTTGTGACTAATCCGGTTGTTTTTCCAATAGTGTCGTTGTATTGTTTTACAACTTGATCTTTGTCTAAAAACCCTTGTTTTGCTAGATCAATATTAATCGCTAATTCTTGAACATTTTTAACAGCTTCTTTTACTGAACTTTCCTCAAATGATTTATTTAAAGTATCCATTCGTAATTTTAAATCGGAAATACCTTCTTTTCCTTTAGAAAGTTCACCAATCCATTTTACAAATTGTCCACCATATAAAGTAAGTAAAGTTACTCCAACACTTAAAGCTGTTTGCCAACTAAACACCGCGCCTGCAATAGACCTTAATACACTAACTGTTGGCTTACCCTCAGCAACTAATAATTTGTTTTTATCGCGAATACCATTAATAGCATCGAATAACGCAGGAAAGTTATTTGATAAAGCCATAAATCCAGTGTTCACGCTATTTGCAAAGGCGGGTGCTTCACGGCTTAATTGATTTATTGAGTTTCCAAGTGCATTATAACCACTTGCATAGTTACCTACATTTCTTTGGTTTTTGCCGATTGTTGCATCGGTCATTTTTAAAATTCCGTTGTATTTTTCAGTAACTCTACCAAGCGTGCCTAAACGCATTTCTTCGTTTGCAGAAAGATTATTATATCTTTCTTTTCGTAAAGCTAAATCGTTATAAACCTTTGTAAGGTTGTTTATTTGTGTTTGGGTTTTATTGTATAAATTATTTGTTTTTTCTGCTGTAATTTGCTCTTTACGTGCATTTTTCTCGAATGAATCAAAAGCTTTTTCACGTTGTTGTTGCAAACGTATTTCAGCTAATCGGCTTTGTTCCGCTTTCTTTGCAATATCAGCATGCAGTTTATTAATTATGACGTTTTGTTTCTCTAATTGAACGTTTAAAGCACTAGTATTTGTCACCGCTTTATCTAATCCAGAAGGCGTTGATATTCCATTAATTCCTTTACTTGCAGTCGATGCGCTTTGACTTATTTTAATCAATTCGGCATCTGCCAAACTTAATTTTGATATTAAGTTCTCAACCTGTTTTATCGCCTCGCTTCCGATTACCGTATCTACACTATTTGCCATAATTAATTCTGTTTAGCTTTTTCTTCTAATAATTTTGATATTTCAATCCATTCCAAAAGCGTTATTTCTTTTGGGTTTAATCGGTACGGATATTGAAGTCCAATAGTCGCAATTTGCAATTGTTTAGCTAAAGAAATACTTTCAATATTTGCATCCTTTTTTAATTCAATTTCAATCAACGATATACGGGTTTTTATTCCTTCACATCCTGTATTTAAACGCTGTAATTCAATTGCATCGCCATCAACCGTATTTATTTCAGACATTTTAAAACCGTGCCTTGCTAATTCTCTAACAAATATTAAGCGGTTTTCCATTTCTTTATCTCCGAAACCTAACCACATTCTATTGATCAATGATTTTACAACGTGGTATTTTAATTTAAGCGTTTCAATTTCACACCATTTTTGCAATCTATTTGTAAATGAACGGTCATCAATTGCTTTGAAATATTCATCTAAAATAACTTTTTCAATAGGTTGCAATAATTCTGATTTTAATTTAGTTTGTCTACCATCGTAACCAATTACGAACCAATTTAAATCCGTTGTGGTTCGGTATTTATCGAAGTTGTATAGTGGCAGTATTTCAATTGTGTCGTAATATTTCATAAGTACTTTTTTATAAACCGCATTAATTCTGGGTAAATAATTTGATAATTTACTATTTCTTCATTATTTTTATTTAGTCCAAATAAGTTATTATATCCTTTAAAAAATAATGCTTTGTCTCCACTTCCTGTTCCTGTACTAAAAATATCAAACTTAGTTAAACTTGGTTGTAAATCGATTTGAGTGTTGCTAATAAAAGTACCGTCCCAAATAAAATTATACAATTCTCCGGCTTTCTTTGGAAATAATGGACGTGGATTTGATTGTGAGGCGTAAAGTTCAGTGGCTAACGTATATCTTCCTGAATAACGACTATTACTATTCTTTAAAACATTTCCATCACTTCCATAACCATCTTGAAAAGCATCTACATTTAAACTAATTATTTTATCTTCATTAGCTAATACAATGCGTTCCTGTTCGTTTAGCATTTCGGCTGCAACGAATTTAGCTTTTTTGATATAGTCGTTTATTGTTGTCATTATTATCGTCTTGGACGCGTATTGCCTCCTATTGGCTCAACATAATGAATAATTAAACCTAAAAATATAGGTATGTTAATTAAAAATAACCAATAAAAAAACTCATTATTAAAATATTCAGCTAAAATAGCGGGAGCACAAATAAATAAACCTATTGCAAAAATTATTGCAATTCCAATATATACTTGTAATACTGATTTTAATATTTTCATAATTCCTATTGTTTAACACAAATATACAAAAAAAGCGACACATTTCTGCATCGCTTTAATTTTCTCCTTTCTTTAAAATTAATTAAGCAGTAACTACAATTGTTTGAACAGCGCTTTTGTATAAAACATCGGCTAAAGTCAAAACAATATCGTTTAAATCAACTGTTACAATATCAGCAGTTGTGTTCGCCGTTACTGTAATAGTGTATTTTTTAGTAGTTGCGCTATAAGATACCGCACTCGGAACTACTGCAACTCCATTACGAGTTACTGTAAAGTCACCTACTAACAATCCCTCAACTGGATGTATTTTATCCAATAAATACGCGCTTACTACAATTGAAGTAGAAGCCGTAACAATTGGATCAACTATTAAAATCACTTCATTTACTCCCGTTAACTCTCCATAAGAAAAGTCTAATTGA